TAGTCTTTCTTTCTACAGGGGCTAGGAGTTTTACGTGAGAGTTAAATGCTTGCGGAGACATTCTAGTTTTGTATTTAGGCTTTCTAGTATTACCACGCCACTCTGATCCAATATTAAATACAGACTTCCACTCATTCTTGTCGGTAACTTTTCTTGAATAAATAAGAACACTACGGTCATCAGGGCTATCAAGATTGATGGGAGTGTCGCCCATAACTTGTGATACAATCTTTTTAAGATCATGCTGTAAACTACGATACTCCTGTT